ATTCAATATGAGAACCCCAGAACAGAAGAAGGTTGAAGTGACACGAGATGTTGCAGTAAAGGCATTGAATCAAATTATTAGAGGTAATCAAGATAAGGTAGACAACGAAACGCTAATTTATAATCTTACTGGAGAGAGTGAAAATGCATTGCTCCCAGAGGATTTAAAGCATGATTTAGATGAAGCAAAGAAGCAGAATAAATCGGTTCGTCAGTATGTAGATGTTGTGCCAGTTGAAACAGAATCAGGGACATTCACAGATGATGCAGAAGGTAATGCAAATAAAGAGTTGGTCGAATTCGAAAGTGGATCTACTGAACTAACTGAACAGCAGCTGAAATTAAACGGTGTTCCATGGAGCCTTAAATCATATGGTTCATTTACACCTATAGGGCAATCCCTTGTAGAAGATAGTGCATTTGATCTCACAACGTTCTTTGAAAGAAACCATGCCGAAAAGGCAACTAAAACAGAAAACAACTTAGTTTTCGATGCGATCACAACAGGGCTAGCAACAAAAGCGTTAGCAAGTGTTAATGCGTTGGAAACTTCTCTAAACCAAGATTTAGACCCAGCATTAGAAAATGAAATAGTAGTTATCACTAACCAGGATGGCTTTGAAGTAATAAAACCTAACGTGGAATATTTCAAAAATGAAGACGGAAAACCTAAAGCGTTTTTAGGTAAATATCCTGTAGAGGTCTATTCAAACGATGATTTAACTTCTAATACTGGCACAGTACCAGTCATTTACGGATCTCTAAAAAGAACTGTAAAACTCTTTGATCTCGAACGACCTGAAGTGCTCTTAGTCAAGCATCCATTCGGCATCCGTTCAAGATCCTCTGTATTAAGAGGAGTCGAACACTTTGATGTGAAACTAATGCCGAACAGCACAAAAACTATTTACGGAGAAATCACTACAGCGTAATGAAGCGTAATTACAGAAAGATTTATAAAACAGAGTCGGTGAACAAACCTGTACATCAAAGTTTAGGAAAGCGTCTTGTTAGAAAAAAACAACAGCCGCAAAGCCAAGAACAATTAAAAGCAGAGAATGAAAGAGAGTTGGAGGAATTAGAGCGTGAGTTAGCAGCTCTTAAGTAAAGTTAATTTATCCGATGAAGCCTTTTGCCATAGGTGGAGGATAGACTCACTACTCCTCCCAAAGGAGCGCAATGGCAAGCGCTCCTTATTCTTTAAAAATAGCCAACTACCCCAGGGGTAAGTTTTTTATAAACAGCCGGATATAGACCGTTGGCCCCTTAAGCACACACAAAAATCCGTTTTTGGAAATTTTCAAAAAGAAAACTTAAGAGTTACTGAGAGGTGATAAAGTGTTAACCATCCATGCACTTACAGGAGAAATAGAACCACTATCTGACTACAAAGATATAGAAATTAAACGCAAACTCAATGGGGAATACTCGTTGAGTTTTTTACTGCCTAAAACTAACAGGAACCAGAAAGAATATGACCTTATTGAAAATGAATCATTGATTGAGTTTGACGGTCAGGAGTTTAGAGTTAAAGAATCTAATGAAAATTCAGCTGGGAGTGGGGCTGTTAAAGAAGTGTTTTGTGAACATCGTATGTTCGATCTGATTGATGATTTTCAATACAATTACTTAGCTGCAGGAGAGTATTCACTGGCTGATGTATTGAATCATATATTCAACGGATCTTCTTTCACTTACACGTTAATGGGTAATTTCCCTGATGCATATTACGAAGAGGACATTGGAGGTCAAAATCGTTTGGCCTTGCTAAAAGAAGCTTTAAATAAACATGGAGCAGAAGTCGAACCCAATAATACACACATAACCATCGGATCTTTAGGCTATGATTCGGACTTCCAATTCAGGTATAAACATAATGTCCGGACCATAAAAAAGTCAGTCGATACAAATAATCTTACTACTATTTTGAAAGGGTACTGCGATAAGGACAAATACGGAGTTTACCAAGTCGAGAGTTCTTATAGGTCACCTATGGCTGATGTTTATGGAGAACGGCATGGTGATCCTGTTGAAGCAGATGATTTAGTGACCAAAGCCCAATTAGATCAGCGCTTACAGGAAGTGATTACAGATAAACCTGAAGTGAATTATACCGTTGATCATATAGAGCTTGAAAAACAAGGTCTAAAAAGTGAAATAGGTTTAGGAGATAATGTATTCACCATTTGGGAACCATTAAACATTGACTTGGAAACACGAGTCATCGGATTTGTGTTGTACCCTCTTTCTCCAAAGTCGAATGAGTATGAATTCGGAACTTTTACGCAAGCAAACGGAACGGATTTGATGGCTGATTTTGAAGATACTAAAAAACGACTAAATAACATTCTTAACTCAAACGGGAAACTCAAGTACAAGGCATTGGAAGCTGCTGTTCAACAGGTTACTGTAGCCTTACAAAATACCATGACACAATTAGAGTATCCAGAAGGCCAAGGCATTGTCGCTCGTGACCCAAACAATCCTGATAATCTAGTTGTTCTGAAGTCAAATGGTATTGGAATCAGTACAGATGGCGGCGAAACATTCAGCGAAGCTATTACAAGCAGTGGGTTTGTTCTGTCAGCTGGCGTGATCGGCCAACTTCAAGCTGAAAACATTGATGCTACTAATCTTCATGTTGATTCAGCTAATATTGATGGGACTTTAAAAGCTAGTCAAATAGATACAGATGGTCTTGTTGCGGAAGGATTAAGTGTTACGTATGGTGATTCTTCTGTACATGTACCTAAAGCAACTATTGGTTCTGATGCAGTAGCTTTTCTTGAATTTAAGAACGGTACTAAGAATGCTCATCTAATGCTGAAAGACACAGAGTTTGAAGTTGCTTTTCCAGACGTAATGGACTTTCAAGGTGGAACTTTAACTTATAAAGGAAATGAAGTGGCAACTACTAATAATTTGGTTGCTAAGTATGGGTAGGTGATTAAATGCCAAGTATTAATATAGGTAAGGTTAGTGATACTGAAACCTCAATTACGATAAGTGCATCATGGGATGCAAGTGCTGGTGGGGATACAGTTTACTTCCAAAGGGACGGAAGCAATACAAGCACAGAAAGTGTATCTGGAACTTCAGGCTTCAATACACATACCTTCTCTGGGTTGTCTCCAGGCACAACCTATTTTTTTGAGGTTGCAATACTTGATAACAATTTAGATTCTGTTAATGATTCAGCAAGCTACACAACTGATGCTACTGCACCTGATCCTGATAATCCACCTTATAAGCCAAGTAATCTTTCACCATCTAACGGGGTTGAGATATCAGATACTACACCTACTTTTTCAGCAGAGGTCTCTGACCCAGATGGTGACGACTGCAGTTTAGTTGTTGAAACAAGCCCATACTCTGATTTTGGCGGAGGTATTGAGGTGTGGCAAAGTTCGTATGTGAGTTCTGGATCAAGGGCTTATGTTACAGCTGATTTATCTGAAGGAACTTGGTATTGGAGAGCTTATACTACTTCAGGCGACCCTATCTATGATTCTTCTTACACAAGTGTCCGTGATTTAGACATAAGAGTTAGGCCTAACAATTGGTATTGGTCAACCAGTAAAAATAGTGGTGATGATTTTAACTTAACTGCGAGTGAATGGAATAGTTTTACGGATCGGATAGATGAATTTAGACAGTATGTTGGTTTGACTGACGGAACTTATTCAGAGGCTTATGTAGACGGAAACTTTTATGCATACCAATTCAATCAAGCTGTGAATGCAATCAGTGAAATGAATCCACCTATTTCCCCTCCATCGACAAAAGTGGGAATTAGTGATGTTTCTAACCCATCTGACGCAGATGATATTTTGGCTTCTGATTTAAACTTGTTGAAAGAGAGTTTAAATTCAGTATAGTAAGGCGCTAGGGTTGGTTTAGGAAACGAACCCACCCCCCAGGGTTGATTTTTTATAGAAACATGGCTCTAGACCGCTGTGGCCCTTGGCGTACACAAAACTCCCTTTATTTTTATAATGTGAGAATGGTCTAAGAAAACAGAAGATAAAAGTGAAAAAATGAAGCCTTCACTCAGGTCTCTCATATGGGGAACCCCCACATAGGAGCCTCAAGTTGAAGGCTTCATTTTTTTAAAATTGTTTACAACTATACCGAAATTGGTATAATGACAGTAGAACCACTAATAATAATTAGTGATTTGTCATTCTAATTAGAGAGACAAAAAACGCGCGAGGGAGATCCAAGGTGTGGTAGCCGAGGGTCTCTCTTTTTTTGTCTAATTTAAGGAGCCAAAAGAAGCTCCTCTGGAACCTAAACTCTCCCTGGAAGCCGTGGACCGTAAAAGTGGTAGATGATCCATAGGAATTACCCAGGCTTGCTTCAATTAGTCCTCTAAAAAATGCTTAATAATTTCAATAAGGCCTCTCGCAGTGAAACTTGCAAGGACGCGATCCTTGAAGCCTTTGCGGTCGTTGGCGTTGTTGCGTGACTCGTCATTCTTTTTTGGAGACATACGCGCTCACCTCCTTCTGTCTCCAGAAATGGAGGTGGGAGAGTTCGACTTATTGATAGTTTAGCACAGACATGTCCTCATCCAATGGGAGTTCTCCGATAAATTTTTCAAAAACTGCATTTTTCGTGAATATTCCTATGCCAACTATTTCTACATCAGATATAACCATTACCCCGCCCAAGATCAATACCAAATCCGACGATTCGTTACAAAACCTAACTTATGTAAGTTAAGGACCATCTTAGTTTTCAACATTGTTCTTGTTCCAAAAATGTATTGAAGTCGGGGTTCGCCAAAGTTGCCGAGACTATGATGTAACGCTGTTTATCTTAGTCCACTTACTGGACACACAACAGTGGACGCACTTAGGTTAGTCCATCGGGGGAGTCCAGTGAAGTTAGTCCACTGTGCTTTTTACTAAAAAAATGATGCAGCGTATAACGAGTATTATACGCAATAACCAAAAAGTAACAATATTACACAAAAGTAAATTTTTAGTAACTTCATACAATTGATATACTATGAAGTTATTTTTAAGGGGTCTAGTGGCTTTTTGTTGGGTCGTTTTTTTATAGAATAGTAAAGTACTAGAAAAGGAATAGAACGAACGAGAAGTACCCCAAAACTTAAAATATGACACGTTTAATTATTTACCTAATAAACGTTCCCAAATTGATTTGTTTTTCGTTTCTATTTCTTTTTCACGTTGTTTAAGCTCTTTTTCCCTCTGTTCTTGTTCAATTTTCTTTTGAGATTGAAGCTCATCTAACGTACTCATTAGTTTCTGATCTCTTGTATCCAGTCGTTCATTTATGTATTCCTGTTGCTGATCTAAACGTTCTAATAAATGTTTGTTGAATTCCTCCTGGCGTTTGATGTGTTCTTGCTGTTCCCTCATAAAATCATATAACTTCTGCAAATCTTCGTTATCAGAACGCACTTGAGGAACGCTGTTCTCAATGTTCTCCTCCGGGGACGCTTGCTCATTAAACCTTGACGCAATAATGATTGATGCGTTCTCCGCAGACATATGCTGAACTTGAACAAGGTTTTGGAAGTGTTTCAGCATAACGATGTCTTTTTCCGTGAAGATCCTTCTGTTATTATCCGTTCGACTAAAAAGAAATCCGTGCTTTTCGATGGCTAAGCACCATTTACGTAAAGTACTGTCACCGATGTCTAAGGACATTTTTACGTCTTTAGGTGAGTAATACGTTTCCGTTCCTTCCATGCGTGATCCCTCCGTCCTTTTACCGTTATTGTAGAGGAAAATAAGATCAAAGAGAAGAAAACAAATGTGCGGATCTATGAAATGCTATATGAATAATGTGGGGTTTGCTATGGAAATGAACTATGTACTCCTTTATGAAAAGGGGGGATGCAATAAGCTGTGAAAATCCCTATGAACGCATTCATAAGATGAATCACCCTATGAACGGTGTTATGAACAAATCTGAACAGCTAACATACAAGGGTTTTCTCTCTTATCTGGAACAGGATGAAGAACGCTGCGCTAACCCCAACTAACTATAGGGTCCCGCACCCCTAAAAATGATCGGAGGAAAATAATGATGTATTTAAGCACTGAATGCAATACTGAGTTTCAACTTAACAACGCAAAGGATGATTACGAGCAGTTGATTTGTCCTGTATGTAATTCTGCAGCAAGAAAAGAGGAAAGAAAGTGAACATAAAAATCACGTATGGAGAACACACAGAAAACGCAAAGAAACGTTGCTATGAGTACATTTTATCGAGAATGAAAGATAAAATCAAAACGGAAAAAGAACAGCAAACGCACCGAAAGTGAACAGCAAAATCTTATTGAAAAATACTAAATCTCACTATCCAAAATTGGCGAGTCAATAGTGATGTGGCTCCTAAAAATTCAGGGGTCATTTTTAGTTCGGTCAAAATTGCCCCCACCCTCTGGAAGTTATGTGCGAATGCACACGTAAACCCATCCAACCCTCGGAGTCCAATTTTGGGCCGTGGGTGTAGATGGGCACTTGTGAATTCCGCAGCGCATTTTTTGCGTAGTCAACTATGAGAATTTGTTCGGCATGACCCAATCATAAGGTCAATATGAACCAATGGTCGGGTCATATTGAACTGATGGATTGGTTCGGAATGAGCAAAGCAATACCTTAGATTTCTCTGAGACTTCTTCTGAAAAGAAGGAGGATAAAGAAAAAGCTCTACTGATCCGTTTTTTTGCGCAGTCAATCATTCATTCAATGGGTTCAATTCTGTACCTATCTAAAATTCATAATGAGGAGAGGGGGATTTTCCCCAGGGCGATTACATATCCCAGAAATCATCACTTTTTACGTTCGGATCAATCTCTCTTAACGCCTTAAGTATCTTCTTCATAGTTTTTTGATTAGGTGAACGGTCTGGATCACCCGTTAAGTCACCTACAGTATTTTTATTTAATCCTGATTTCTTCATAAGCCATGATTGAGTAACCCCTCTTTTATCCAGCCATTTTCCTAACTTCGTTCTCTTTTTTCCAAGTCCAAACATGCTCCGATCAACCTCCTTAGCAAAAAGGTTGGTCAAATATCCTAAAAAATAAACCAATCTTTCCTAAAAAATGCGGAATAGTGTACAAGCAGTGCTTAATACGCTTTACCATACACAACAAATTTCGTTTCTTAGCTACGCTTTCACTATTCGATTCAATATTCACGTTATGACAACAAGAACGCATTCAAGAATACTGTTGTTTTGCTGATGATAAGAGATTTTCGGTTTCGTTTAATTAGGGACTATCTCTTATCGAGATACTTTGAGGGGGTGGCCGAATGTTTGTAGAAATTTTATCTTCTGCAGCTATGGGAGGTGTTCTGGGTTATACCTATATTTATCAAGCTGGTTTAGGAGGAAATGACACGAAGAAAATCGAGAACATTGCAAAGAATTGTGGCCTCGTTTCAAGAGACGGAAAAACAATTAGGATCCAAAGACGAACCAGGAACAAAGGATACACAGATTATGTTTTCCAAATGCCTCAAGGCTTATCATCAAAAGACTTCCAGAGCAAATTAGATCACTTTCAAGACGGATTGAACATCAAAAAGAACGCATTAGATCTTTCGCTCTCTGATATTAAAAGGATTGATTGGAAAGGTGACATCTTACAAGAGGTTAAGGATCTACTGGAGAAACGTAAGAAGCTTAAAAAGACAGTGGAAGTCAAATTTGATGGAATGCTGAAGTTTCGTGTATATGACCAGGAGCTCACAGATTTATTTATGTTCGATGAAGAGCTATTCAAAAAGTTGAAATCATGGGAAGTTCCAATTGGACCAACGATTGACGGAAAGCTTGTAAAACATAACTTTGATAAGCTTGCACACATCATCATAGGTGGAGCAACAGATTTCGGGAAGTCGAACGCATTAAAAGTCATGATCACAACGCTGATACACAGAAAGCCCAAGAATGTAACGTTCTCTCTAATTGATTTAAAAGGTGGTCTGTCTTTCAGTCGTTACAAAGATGTTGAACAGGTCGAGAACATTGCAAAGAACGCTGAGGAAGCCTTAAATGCGCTTGAGAAGGTGCAAGAAAAGTTAAATCAAACGATGGGTTATTTAGAAGAGAACGGATATGAGGACGTAAAGGAAGCTGGAATAAAGGACCGTCACTTTATTGTAGTGGATGAAGCAGCAGACATAGCAGACGATGAAAATTGCCAGGACATATTGAAGGATATAGCCAGACGTGGAAGGGCAGCTGGATTTAGGTTGCTGTATGCGACTCAATATCCAACTCGTGAAACTGTAAGCTCTCAGGTTAAGCGTAACTGCATCTCAAGGCTTTGTTTCGTCTTAGATACAGACGTTGCGAGTAGAGCTGTTTTAGATGAAGGTGGGGCTGAATCATTACCGTGGATCCAAGGTAGAGCCATATACAAAACACATGGAAAACAAATCGTTCAAACTCCATATATAGAAAATCAATTCATCAAGAAAACCATTCAACCCCATATAAACATTAGGTCGAAAAGGGAGAGTGGAAAACAGCATGAACAAAGTCATCCAAAAGGAACAGAGAGAAGAAAACATACTCTTGTCGTTGAAGAAACTGCACTATCTTAGCAGATCCCAAATACAAACATTGCACGACTTAGGGAGTACCAGGAATGCACAAAGAGTACTTCAAGGAATGGCACCTTACTTATCCAGTTTTAGAGATGGGGAGAATATCTACTACTTAAATAAAGAGGGACGGGAGCGGGTTAACGCTAAAAAAGTATTCAAAAAAACCACACAAGCACGTCATTATCTTATGAGAAATGCTCTATACATTGGTTTTGGTGTTCCAGCTACTTGGAAGAATGAAGTGAAGTTAGAGGTTCCTGATCAAGTCAAAGTTATTGCTGATGCAGTATTTAAGCGAGAGAAACGTTATCACATAATTGAAGTCGATCACACGCAGAAAATGAGCAAAAACAAATCTAAGATTGAACGTTACGAGAAGTTAATTCAGTTAGATGTTTTTGAAAAGTCACCTGTATTCATCTGGATCACGACAACCGAATATCGGAGAAAGCAGTTAAGTAAGCTTATGGAAGGTTTTGAACATCAAATCTTTACGATTGCAGACTTTCATTAAGGAGAGGATTAAATGTTATTTCAACCGAAAGTTCAAACTGTTGGAAGTGTAACGGAGTTTTTGGATCAGGATAAAGAATTAAAAAGAGAGATTAAAAAATTCAATAAAAAAGCAGCTGCACATGGTTTAAAAGCGTCCCTAACAACGCTTGTAACCGGCGCAACTGCCATAAGCCTAACAAGTAAAATGTTACCTCAGCACGCACATGCTCAGGCTACACAAATAGCTTCTGCTCAAGTTTATGCTACTGGACCTGTTGAATATGTCAAAGGAAAAGCCAAAGAGCAAATAGTAGATGCCTTTCAGCCATTAGTTGATATGATCCAGGCATTATCTTACCCTATTGCTCTTGTTATGCTTACAGGAGGAGCGCTCTTGTTTATGATCAATCAAAAGGATAAAGGGATCTCCCTTATTCAAAATGCGTCTATCGGATACATTTTAGTCCAGCTAATGCCATTGATGATGAAATTACTTGTAGGTGTTGGAGCAACTGTAAGTACAGGGATGCCGATCACTTTATTAACTTTATAAATTACTAAGGGGGTGTTTTCAAATCACCCCCTTTTTCCTTTGTCTAAAAGTGTTAAGTTATAGACAGTTTGAAATGGCATCCAAAAATTTAATTTTTTTCACTTGTAAAACGTCTAAAAGTTAGTCTACAATAAAAGTACAAAAGATATATAACTTTTAGACGGATGGTGATAAGATTTGTTGATTGGATACGCAAGAGTTTCAACAGTTGGTCAAGATTTAGCTACTCAACAAGAAATTTTAGAAAGCGAAGGTTGTAACCGGATTTTTGTTGAGAAAGTAACTGGAACAAGTACGGATCAAAGAGAAGAATTAAAAGAAGCTATGATGTATGCCAGGTCAGGAGATACGTTGGTGATTACGAAAATAGACAGGTTAGCGAGATCCATAATTGATTTGAATAAATTAATTCAGGAGTTGGCCGAAAAGGGCGTTAACGTAAAATTCATTAAAGAAAATATAGAGTTTAAAGCTGAAGGAGATACCAATAGTCTTCAAACGCTACTATTTAACATTCTTGGTTCATTTGCTCAATTTGAACGTGATTTAATCGTAGAACGAACTGCAGAAGGTCGAGAAAGAGCCAAAAAACAAGGGAAACACATGGGAAGACCTGGACCTGATGAAAAAGAACTTAAAAGGGCTCTGAAACTATACAAAGAACGCAAGCAAAACGGAATGAGTGTTAATGACATTGTTAAAACAACAGGAGTGCCAAGATCAACTTTATATGCCAAAGCCAAAGAGGAGGGGTAATGTGGAACAAGTTGAGGTAAAGAAGTTTGAAGCTTTAAAAGAACGTTACGGAAACGTGGATGTCTATTTATCTTACATAGGAGATCTCGCTGTTATTTCAATCCCAGAATGGAATTGGAGTCATGTGTGGGATAAAGTCAATAGTGAAGGGGTAGAGATGCGAAACTGTATAGATGCTCTGTCTGATCCAATGTTTGAGGATGCTGCTGGAAAGCTTGCAAAGGAAATTAACACATACTTACTGAATAAGTAAGTAGAGGTGATAGAAGTGAAAATTCGATTAAACGAAGAACAATCTAGAAAAATGATCGAAATACTTATGCCTGACTTAGTACGGATCGCAAAGAAAAAGAAAGCAAAAGAAAGGACCTGATGTATGTACTAAATACACCAGGTCTTTTTTATTTTTGCTCCATTATGATTTTGTATCCTAATATGTCAGCTACTCGCTTAAGATCCCTTACACGTAAAGAGTCATTGTGGAGCGCTGAACGGAAAGTGTATTCCTTAATATCCAGCTTTTCAGCTAACTCTTTATATGTTTTAAATTCTGAATCTTCCATCATCACCCGGATCGCGTTTTTTAAACTCATTTGATCAAGATTTACAACCTTATTTCCCACAACTACTCCCCCTACAAACGACTTTATATATATTATTCATTTATTATTTAATCATACATTTAAAAATAAGTAAATAAAATCGTTGACACGTTTAAATAATAAACGTACAATGTAGATAATAACTCGTAAGGAGGTTGTCTTAATAGAGGGTGCAAAATTGAGATGAGGTCGTTGCATATTTGCGACGGGGGGGTAGTAAAAATGAGCCTACCCCTAGTAGCAAAAATGAGCTAGATAATACTACATCTCTTAATACTACATCTAATACTACAAAATAAGGAGTTGAACATAATGAGTGATCTGGATAAGGTTAAGGACCTTGTATTTACTGATGAGTTGCCTAATGGTGTTGTGATCAAGTTTGAAGGGGTTATTTACGTAGGACAAACTAAGTAAAGGAGGATAAAAACATGAAAAAAACTAACCTGAAATTTGTTCATACTGAAGTGCTTCCAGAAGGAATGGTGGTTGTGGTAGAAGATACAAAGTACATCGGGACGAAGAGAAAACATGAAGGGGAGGAAAACTAAAATGAATATTATCCAGTTAGAAGATCCAGCTAAGTGTGTTGAAGAGGTAGCAGAAGAATTATGTGAAAATATGATGGAAACTCACCAAAATCAATCAACTTATAGCTATGTAATCGATGAGGTAGCCGATAAAGACAATTTCGCTGATTTGTTAGACGAAATGATTGAAGATAAGTTTGTAAGAGATGATATCTTTACTCAAGCTGTACTTTGGGCAGATTCATCAGTAAAAGAAGCTTTTGTACGCGCATATAAGTTAGGTTATGAAGCAGCACAGAGAAAAAATAATGAATGTAAGTGAAACACTTTGTCGGAAAAGAACAACAGTCCTGCGTACCAAAATCTATTGCAAGATACGACATATTTGGTATATCCTTTTAGGAAGAGAAACAATTCAGAAAATAAAAAACCAAATAAAAAGAGACTGAATTTGGCAGTTCAGTCTCACGCAGGGCTTTTTAAGGCAAAAAGCTCAAAACCATAAAAGAGAAAAATTCAGAAAAAACAAAAACGCAGAGCTTAAACCACTCTGAATTAGAGAGTTTTCGTTACACAACTGTTGGCAGCAGTTGCGCCTTTAATGTACATACGTACATTTTATGAAGTTGTTTTCATCATAAACAATTTTAGCGCGGTTTGCAATAAAAACGTGAACTCTTTGTTTATATTTTTGGTAGCAAGTATTACCACATAATTACAAGTTATACCTTTACGTTATGGTTATTTTGCCTTATCAGCCCTGCAATTCTTAAATGAATTGGAGGGTATTCGTGTGCCAGTAAAAGTACAGCAAACACAGGTTATTGAAAATTGGACGGATTGTTGGTTCGGACCGACAAAGCGAACTGGATATGTATCTGTTACAGATTTCGAATCCCAAAAGTTTTACGGAGCTAAAGATACAAAGGCTATTATAAGACATACAAATGGCGCAGAAGACCTTTATATAAGTTTGAATGCTTTTAATTTTGGAAGCAGAAGAAGCGAGGATCTGAAGCAGTTAAGAAACATAGGAATAGATATAGATCAATATAAATTAGGTTTAGATGCTGAAGATGCTTTATACGTGATTGATAGTCTTGTTTCGACTAATGCTATTCCGCAACCGAACCTTGTTCTTAAAAGTCATGGTGTGCAGTTGTTTTACTCGATTGATCAAGGAGCTGCACCTAACTTAGATTGGTGGTATAACTACATAACCACTCAATTAATAGACAAGCTTCATAGTATTGGAGCAGATCCAGGAGCAAAAGGTGTAACTCGTGTAATGAGAGCACCTGGTAGTATTAATAGCAAAAATAAAAGCGTTGTAAGGTCAGAAATTTGGAATCCTTACCCTTATTCCTTACAAGACATCCAAAACTACTGTAAACCTTTTAATAAGTTCTCTCGACATCATAAGAAAAAAGCAGAAGTGCAGGCATTACCTGATCTTGAAGAGAAACGCTTAAAACTCATGTATCAAACAAACTATGCGAGATTAACAGACTTAGAGAAGCTTATAGAACTACGCAGCGGTGATTTTACTCATATGCGAAACAATTTTATATACGTTTATGCGTTCCACCAGTCATTGATCGTAAACAGCTTAAGTCATTTAGAGAGGTCAGTTGAGTATATTTTTTCTCAGATTCACTCAAGGGACCAGAAGAAGTCTTTTACACAAACAGAACTTAAACGAACCATAAAAAGCGCATATAAAGACGCTGAGAAGTTTTTTTCACAATACAAGGCAGATGGGTATCAAATCATTAACAGGCATTTAGACGGGATTAAGAAGCCGCATAAAAGTGAAACTCTAATTGATATGTTCGACTTATCAAAAGATGAAGAACGAATGATGAACACTATTTACGGTGAAGAAATAGATAAAGAGAAACGTGCTGAACGTAAACGCAAAAAGAGACATGAAGAAGGGATGAAGACACGAGAAGAGTACTTATATGAATATAATTCAACTAAGGAAAAAGGCGTAGTATTAAAAAATAAAGGGTACAAATATAAAGAAATTGCAGAAGAACTAAATGTCAGTATAAACACTGTTAAACACTGGTTCAGAAAAAAAGTGTAAGGTCTGTCCCCCTAAACAATATATTATATGGACAAGCCTTTGAATTATTCCTAATTAATAAACCAAGGAGGGGAAAGTATGGGTGAAGTGAAAAAGGCCGACTTTGGCCATGATCGTCAAAGAGTATATGAAGATGAGAACTGTGCTGGATGTAAGAGGGAGTTAGAAGAAGGAGAGAAAATACAGGTTATTGAGTTACCTTATAAGGACTACGACAAATATATTTCTTTATGTATGAAGTGTTATGGATCAGCTAAAGAACATGGTGTGTTTTAGTTTCTGTGAGAACAGGAGAAGCGTTCTCCTCCTCTTTCGTAACTTCATTATCAGTATAATCATTATTAGTAGTGTTGGATTTCCCGATGTCGGCTTCTCCGAAGTCGGGTTTTCCGTTTTCGGTACCCAGGAGGGGAAAGAAAATATGCTAGGTTAGGACGCGCCGTCCACGCTCCGTCCACGGCACGGGGGCAATAACAACAACAAGAAGAAGAACAATAATAATAACAATAAGAATAACAATAAGAATTACTATTACAATAAACGTCCGGCTGGTTGAAGTTAAGATTCTAAAAAAAGTGGCAGACAATCGGCAGAATGTAACGATAAAAAACATGTATAGTAATAGTATAGGATAATGCCAGAAAGGCATTGGATCAGAGAGACCTTCTAGAACATCTGGAGGGTCTCTTTTTATTTATCTAACTCTTTTTTCTAATTCTTTATCTAATTCTACTTCTGAACCGTCATGTGATGTCACGCTAACGTCATGTTTGTTATTGAAGCCTATGCTCGAAAAGTAATAAAAAAATTCTCTATCCTTAGAGCGACAAAGGATTTGGACTCTGGAGGTATTACATACTTAGTGTTTTGAAGGGAATTTTGTCGGGTGAAAGCCACTTATATAGTGAAAGGGCGTTTTAAAGAAGAAGATTCTTCTTTAATTGAGGGGAATTTTCCTTGACCTTTGCCACCTATATAGTGAAGGGGGGTTCTGACCAGTAAATAAGTTGAATTGGTTAATTTGTTGATTGCGTTTATAGCTAAAAATTTTTAAAAAAAATTTCTACACTTAGAGCGACAAGGGATTTGGGGGGTTGTCTTAGTGCAAATCTTGTGATTTGAAGGGAATTTTGCCACCCAAAAGCCACCTATATAGTGAAGGGGTTTTTAAAGAAGAAGTTTCTTCTTTCGTTGAGAGGAATTTTCGTCAACCTTTGCCACCTATAAGTAAAGGGGGTTTTTTTGATTCATTTAATCCACTTAAAGAAAGGAGCTTTTATATGAGTGAGCCTAACAAAGAGATTAAAGATTTAATTAGAAAAAATGATATTCGCATGAACATGATTGCTGACGGGTTAGGTATATCAGAATCGACCTTCTACAGGTGGTTGAGAAGAGATTTACCTCATGCTAAGAAGGTTGCAATTAAAAAAGTCATCAAAGAAATAAAAATCGAACGAATAAACACCTTACAAGAATCGATTTAGAAAAGGAGTTGGTAAAGTATGCAGCTGGATAGGAGGTGGGATCTTTGAATTTCGTTCAACCCCTGCGTGATACCGAGTTAATAGGCGAAATTAAAGAGTATCTAAAAACTAAAAGGATGAGAGATTACATTCTCTTTATTATAGGCATTTATACAGGTTTAAGGATTTCAGATATTTTGAACATAAGAGTAGAAGACTTAAAGAATCGAACGCATTTAGTTGTTCGGGAGCGAAAAACCAGAAAAACAAAACGGATAAGGATTAACCCTTACTTGAAAAGAGAGATAGCACCTTTCTTGGAGGACAAAGAGCTTTCCGAGTTTGTTATAAAGAGTCGAAAAGGTCAAAACAAGCCTATAACAAGAAAAAGAGCTTACCAGATCCTTAAAGAAGTAGCTGAACAGTTTAATTTAGATGCAATTGGAACGCACACACTCCGGAAAACGTTTGGTTATCACTTTTACAAACAAACAAAAGATGTAGCGTTGCTCCAGGATCTATTCAACCATTCATCACCTACAGTTACCTTACGTTACATCGGGATCAATCAAGATACGATGGACGCAGCTATCGGTAAGTTTAGTTATAAATAGGTGTTTAAGAAAAGTTAAGGACCCTGTTAAAGAAAACGTTGATACCCTATTCAACAAAAGTTTAAAGAGAATAGTACATCTCTTAATACTACATCTAATATTACAGAAGATTATATACCTTACGTTTACACGTAAGCTTTTTTATTTTGGCAATGTACACTCTATATATGAAAGGTAAATTCATTATTTTAGGTTAGCGGAATCATTGGCGCACAAGGGATTTCATCCCTTTAGTTATTAGACACAATATAAGATATGACTAATTCAACCAACGGAAAAAACCGTTCGTTAAATGTCTTAGAGAACGCAATTTTGCGTTTTCATCTCACTGCGCAATTTCGCGCAATCAAATCGTTATGATCTCACGTAGGGCAATAAGTCATTTGGCAGATGGCTAGGACAAGCATAAACAATTTTTTTAAAAAAGGAGAAGTGAATAATGAGTTATACAAAAAAAGAAAAATTCAATATGAGAACCCCAGAACAGAAGAAGGTTGAAGTGACACGAGATGTTGCAGTAAAGGCATTGAATCAAATTATTAGAGGTAATCAAGATAAGGTAGACAACGAAACGCTAATTT